GTATGTATTAAACCTGTTGTTGTCTGGTTTTCCTATTCTCTTCTAATACTTCAATTAGATTTTTATTCCTTGGATCTCTTACTATCCGACCATTAGCTAACTTCATATATCTATATCCATCTATAACACCATCATTTGCTATAAGCTCCTCTTCTGTAGGTGTATGTGGTTCTGGAGTTGGTACTGCTGGTGTAGGTTTAGGTTCATCATCTTGCCAACCCTCTTTCAATATAAATTTTTCACTCTCAGGTTTAACTATTTCTGATTCATCTACTGCGTTATATGAAGCATCAATCTTCTCTATCTGCTTCATAGGATTATCTGTTGCTCCAGCTTCTTGTTCACGTTTCTTTCTAACAGCTTTAGCCTTATCTGTCTGATCTTTATATGTGTCTTCAACTCCTAACACTGCACTTAAATCAGTTAATCCTTCTGCATGATCTAAGTATAGATCATCTACAAATTTAATAGTACTATACGGCACATATGGTTGATTGAAGTAGAATAACTTATTATACTTCCCAACTGATGCATCACACTTATATCGTCTCTTAACTAATTTAAAACTCATGTATGCTTTTTCTTCATCTATTACCTCTTGATGTATAATAATAACTACATCACTATTCTCGATAATCTCCCATGAACTACCAACACCATCTCTACTCATCATTTTACCAACATCAAGTTTACCACTTAATGTTGCTTGATCTACCATAGTTGCTGTATTACGATTCAACTGCTGTGCTGTGATAACTGGAATCTCTTTAAGCTTAGCCAATGTCTTTAATTCATTACTAATATTCTTTAACTCAGTTTTCTCACTATCAGCTTTTCTTGCTGGTCTAATACGCTTGATATAATCCAGTATCAATGCAATAACTTCTCGATTATCATCTTCCATATCATCAATAATCGTATATAGATCATCAGTAGAAATTGATTGGTTAGGATAATACTTAATCACAATATCAATATTATTCTCAGTGGTGAGTGTCATAAACTCATCTTCTTTTAATCTCTTAATAGCATCAGTTACTGCTGCTCTTTGCTTATCATCATCAGCATTTGCTTCATCATATGGGAAATTCTCATCTCCTACTACCATAGAGTAGATTCTTTCTACAGTCTCATCTACATCATTCTCCATAGTTATCAATAATATAGTAGGAGTATATCCTGGTTTAGTTGGAATTACTCCAGCATTATATTTTTTAATATCTAATGCAGTCTTTAATAAGATTGATGATTTACCACCACCAGGTAATGCTAAATATGTATATAATCTCTTAGCTCTATATCCATCACCTAAGATACCATTTAACATTCTAATACCAGTCTTAAACTTCTTATTCTTATCCTTTAATCTCTTAAAGGTATCTAAGATAACATTATCAAATCCTTCTGGTGGATTCAATGAGAATGTCTGTTCACTCTCTGCATCTCTAACTTCACGAGCTCTCTTAATATAATTTGCAGATAAGTTATAAAGAGTATCTGCTAACTCTTTGTGTGTGCCGTAACCATCTAACATAATTCTTTCACTAATCTCAGCACACTTCTGTTGATATGATAAAACAAAACCAAAATTTAATCTATCTTTAATAGACTCCATAATGAATAATGCTTCATCATATGAAATCTCTATTTTTCTAGCTGGTGGAATCATCTCCTTAACTAGAATATTATTATCAGGTCTCTCTGCGACATATAAGTCTATAATAGATTGATTATGATAATTCTCATTTAAAATAGCTTCTATTGTATGTGTAATAATTTGTATCTTAGCAACCAGCTTAGGGTGCTCATTATAAGTATCTGTAGTAAGGTCTATTGCACTTACTAGTTTATAAATCAGTGTGAGATTCTTCCTATTCTTCAGCACACTATTTTCTTTAAAATTTAATATTCCTAGAATACCATCTAAGAATTCGTGATCCAAATCCATTTGAATCTTATTGCAATCAATCGCTTGTAAATTGTCCATTTACATACCTCCTGTATAAAAATATAATCGTTAAATGTTATATAGATGTCATCCACAGAATAAAGTCCTACAGGAAGAAAAAAGGAAAGCCCTATTGGGCTTCCTCTTCTTCAACAACACCTCCTTCCTCAGCATCTGACTGGGTATCGGTATAATACCAATACCCGTCATCACCCTGGACAATCTGTCCAGACTTGATTAACTTAGCGACCCTAACTGCGTTGGCGATGTCCGCAACAAGGCGGACACCACCATAGATGGCGAGGATGTTTTTGCACATCTCCACCTTCTTCGCAGTTGACTTCGCA